ATACATTCCATACGCAACAGCATTATCGTTATGTAGGAATATATGTTCGTCGTTAACAATGTTAAATGTAAGCATGCGCGCAGTGTACAGCAATGAACAAAAACGGTCAACAGCTAAATAATAACAAAGGGGTTTAGTATGGATTATTTTAAGTTAGTTGCTGAAGTTGGTTTCCCCATTGCCGCTTCGATTGCAGCTGGTTATTTTGTATTTTTAACATTAAAGTTTATATTGGCTGGTGTGACTGGTGGTGTGAGAGGTATGGCTGGGATCATTGGAGCACTTGATAAGCGTGTTGCAACAATGAATCATGATGTTATCCGCATAGACACTAAAGTAAGTCATGCTTTGAATATTCCACCCGACCTCGATCGTATTGCCAGAGCTGAGCAGACCGATGCGAGGAGGGATTAATTGGATCGAGTCGATCGAATCATCTATAGCAGTTTCATTACAGCTGCAAATATTAAATTGTTTGAAGCTGAACTAGCTGCGAAGAAAGCATCCCCGTTTTACTACATTAGACGTTTTTTTACATGGTGTAGACTATGGATGTAGCTGAAATGATAAACAAGTATGGGTTTCCCATTGTCGAAGCTGGCGGAATGGGATACCTAATATACTACGTGTGGGAGTGGGCCACAAAAGAGATTAAGCCTGTGATGAGTGAAGCGAATGTTACATTGATAGCTCTTATCGATCGCATTCGTATGCTTGACAATGACTTGATACGTCTTAATCAAAAGGTTAACGTCGTTCTATCATTGAAAGAGAAGAAAGATGAACTTATTACAGCTAACGAAAAAGGTAAGTCTGCTGACACTACTCCTAGCGAGTAATGTACACGCCGAGCTTGTCCATACGTTTAGGTCGCCATCATTTAGTGGGATCAACTATTCCGCGCATGTGCAAACAATAGAGAATACTGAGACATCTCGTCGTCAGGCGATTGACACTGCAAGACTTCAGGCTGCTAAAGACGCAGCTGCAGCAGCTAACAACACAAATCTTGTTAAGTTTCTCAACAACTTTGAGTCTCGTGTATATGCGCAGCTGTCGTCTCAGCTTGTATCAAACCTGTTTGGTGAGAATCCAAAGAACGCAGGGTCCGTTACAATCGAAGGAAACACCATTTCATATAGCAAGACTGGTGAAGAGATTCGTCTGACGGTTGCTGGCAAAGACGGCAGCTTTACCGAAATAGTTATTCCTGTAGCACAATTTAAGTTCTGATGAAAGCACTTCTTGTCACATTAGCTGCGGTAATACTTTCTGGCTGTGCAACGTGGTCATTTGAGTTTGAAGAGAAGGAAGCAGAGAAAGTAGCACCAACAAAGTTTAAGCGACCGTTCCCAGAGCCAGACGCTGGCAAGCCTATTGTTGTTGCTGTCTACACATTTACAGATAAGACTGGACAGCGCAAGGATGGAGGGAACATTGCAAAGTTAAGCTCAGCCGTCACGCAGGGTGCTGAGTCTATTTTGTTGAAGGCGCTTGCGGATGTTGGTGATGGGAAATGGTTTAGAATTGTTGAGCGTGTAGGGATTGAAAATCTTTTGCGCGAACGACAGCTGATTAGGAGTGCGCGAGAAGAGGCAAGTGAGCCAAACATCCTGCGACCAATACTCTATGCGGGAATGATTATTGAGGGGTCGATTGTATCTTATGATACAAACAAACGAACTGGAGGTGTAGGTTGGCGCTATCTTGGAATAGGGCCAATGACTCAATATCAAGAAGATATCGTAACTGTGTCACTGAGAGCTGTGAATGTTCAGACGGGAGAAGTGATCCTTACTGTTAACACACAGAAAACACTGCTGAGTGTGGCTACATCAGTAGCTACGTTCAAGTTTTTTAGCCAGGGCACACGTTCGTTTGAGAATGAATTCGGTAGCACGACCACGGAACCAACTATATACGCAGTTAAGGCTGCTATTGATTTAGCAGTCGAAGAACTGGTCTACCAGGGTGAAGCAAAGGGACTGTGGAAGTTCAAACAACCATTCAAGAGACCAACATAAGGAAAGAGGAAGATGGACAACATTGTACGTTTTGTAATGGCGTGCATTATGTCTTTGTTATTTGTTACTAACGCTTTTGCGCAAGCGGCACCTGCAAGTGGTAACAACTCGGTGTATATTGATCAAACAAACGCAGATAATTCTACTGTAACAATAACGCAGTCTGGTTCAGGAAACCAAATAGGCGATAGAACAAGCTTGCTACAACCAGCGTTCCTAATCGACGGAAACGCAATGACGGTTACAATCACGCAAGACGGAATGAACAACTCTATTGTTGGTAACTTCGTTGGTGGTGATTCGACTGCATCTATCACACAGACTGGTTCAGGAAACGCGTTCAGTCTCACACAAGGAAACTTTGGAACGAACGCTGGCTCAATGACACTAGCAAAAACTGGTGACAACAACACCGTGACGTTCACAATGGCGAGCACTGCAAACGCCAGCAACTATTTGTACAACCTAACAATTACTGGTGACAGCAATACGGTAACGAGCACAATAAACAGCCGATACACAGAAAACAACATTACACTAACAGGTAACAGTAATGCATTCACTACAACACAAAGCGGTGCAAACGGTACATCGCTGACACCGGGTCATAAAATCACTAGTACAATAATTGGATCTAACAATTCAATTACAATTGCCCAGACTGGTACTACATCTCCTAATGTGATTACATTAAATGTTACGGGTTCTAATACTACTTACAGCATTACTCAGCAGTAATCTTCATGCCGCTATCGGCAAAGTTACTGAGGAGAAAGGTAGTGGTGAGATAGTCCGTAATAAATCGAAACTCGGCGCCACGATGAACACTGGCGTCGAGTCGATGGACAACATCGTCACGGCAAAGGGCGTTGTTGGCATTACCTTTGAAGATAACACAAAGGTTCGTGTTACTGAACACTCCAAGCTCGTAATCGATGATTTTGTTTACGATCCAAAGTCCAAAGGCGCTGGCAAGCTTGCAATGAAGGTCGCGCTTGGCACAGTGCGATATGCTTCTGGTAACATTGCAAGCGAAAATAATAAGAACGTAAACATAAAGACCCCGACCGCAACAGTTGCCGTTCGTGGAACAGCTTTTAGTATGACTGTAGATGAGGTCGGTGGCTCAATGATTATTCTTCTTCCGAATGCTGACGGCACCGTTGGTGAGATTGAAGTTCGTACTGTTGTTGGGGCTGTTGTATTGAACAGGGCGTTCCAGGCAACGATCACCACACTAGCTGAAGCAAAGCCAATGAAGCCCGTGCTACTCAATCTAACAGAATCGATGATTGACAATATGTTGATTGTCAAGCCACCGAAAGAAGTCGTCAAGGCTCTGATGGAAGAAAACATCAAACCAAACGACATCCTTGCATTCAACGAGCTCGATTATAACCCACTCGATGAGCCAGCGTTCAAGGATGACTTAAAGTTCAGTGAGCTTAATGTTAACGACCTCGAGACGAACTATCTAACAAACTATCTCGAGAATGTATTTGACATTAATGCATTCCGCGTTGGGTACAATCCCGTCACACAGCTATATGTGATTGATAGAAACACATTTTGGTTGATAGAACGCCGCGTCAAAGATCTTGCAACAATCCAAATAAATAAAGATCGCGGCTATGATATCCTTTTGATACAGGATGGCGCTACACTACAGATTAAGAATCAAGACGTCACTACAAACAAAATAACAATCAAGCAGGGTTCTAAATGAAGAAATTATTATCACCGTGGATGGCTTTGTTAACACTATTGTTACTGCTCGCGGTTAGAATACAGGACCCATCATTTGTTGAGTCGATTCGCCTAAGGTATTTCGATCAACTGATCACCTCAAAACCAACCACTGTGTCCCAACAAGTCCATGTGGTCAACATAGATGACGAAACTATTCGACAAAAAGGACAATTCCCGTTCCCTCGTGGAGAATATGCCTCCATCATTACTGATCTTTACAGGCGTGGTGCTGGGCTGGTTGTGTTTAATGCTTTCATGCCTGATCCTGATCGGTTTGGTCAAGATGCTAGTCTGGCTAATACTCTAAAAAAGCACCCCGTTGTTTTCCCTCACGTAGCTACAGATCAGCAGTCTACAGTTGTACCGTTTAGGCCTGGCGTCTCTATTATTGGTGAAGGCGTTGCTGGGGTTGATTATGGCAGCATACAATCCAACGTACCGCAGATCACCAACAATGCTGCTGGCGTTGGGGTGGTTAATGTGTTACCAGAACTTGATGGAGTAACGCGACGTGTACCAATGCTTGTTCGTGCTAACGAGAACTTATACCCAAGCATATCACTCGAGACACTTCGCGTTGCTGCTGGCGATCCGTCGTTTCAGGTCAAAGTTAGTGAGAATGGGATCGAGGCTGTCCGCATCCCCCAGTTTGGTAAGATAACAACAGATCAGCTTGGTCGTATTTGGGTTGATTGGAGTTCAAAGCCAATCGAACACACACTGAGCAAACTTCCTGATTCTTTTAATGGTGGTATTGTAATAGTTGGCTTGACAGCTAAGGGATTGAATAATCCTGTTGCCACAGCTGTTGGTTCCGTGTATCCACACTACATGCAGGCGGCAGTTCTTGATACTGTTGTATCAGGGACAAACATTTCGAGACCTGACTGGGCCGATGGCGCTGAACTAATAGCACTTGTTGTTGCGGCCATTATTTCTTTACTCTTCATCACAAAGTTCACACATGGATATATTTTTGCAATCGGCATTGCAGCCGCTGCGTACTTTACAAGTCGCCAACTATTTGTTCAATCAAGCTATCTATTCGATGCTGTGTTTCCGATTCTTACCGTTGGGTTGGTTAGCGGACATGGATACGTTGTCAAGTTCCTTGTCGAGCTGCGCCAAAAGCTCCAAATCAAGAAACAGTTCGGAACATATCTGAGTCCTGCGCTTGTTGAGAAACTACAAAAGAATCCAGAGCTACTTACACTTGGCGGAGACAGTAAAGAGCTGTCGATCATGTTTACGGATGTCAGAGGATTTACTACAATCTCTGAGCACTACGGTAAGGATGTGCAGGGGCTGACAAAGATTATGAATCGCTATATGACAGCGATGACAGCAAAGATACTAGAGAACAATGGAACACTAGACAAATACATCGGTGATGCACAGATGGCGTTTTGGAATGCTCCTTTGGATGATCCCAACCATGCGAAGATGGCTGTGAAGACTGCATTACAGATGATGGAGAGTTTAGATGATTTCAACAGAGAGATTGCTGCAGAAGGTGTACCACCTTTCGGAATGGGCCTTGGTATTAATACTGGTGTCGTTGTTGTTGGGAATATGGGCTCTAGTCAGCGGTTTGACTATACTTGTCTTGGCGATTCTGTAAACCTCGCATCGCGCCTCGAGGGACAGAGCAAACCGTATGGTGTTAAGATCGTTCTTGGACCACTTACGGCAGAACAGGTGAAAGATGAATATCCTGTTGTTGAACTTGATTGTATTGCTGTCAAGGGCAAGACAGAAGGCGTTAAGATCTATACACTAGGAGAAGAAGTGAGACAAGATGACTTCTTAGATGCGTACTACACTGGTGAATGGGACAAGGCAGTGAAAATAGCCGAAGAGGCAATCAGCAACAACTCTTCACTGAAGTCCTACTACGAAAACATGCTAGAAAGACTGAAAGACGGTAAGCCTGCTACTTGGGACGGAGTGTACAGAGCAACAAGCAAGTAATTACAACTTGCGGCCAATATTATATTTGGTTACCAGTTCCCACTCTTCTTTCTCTTTGTAGGGAATGATCTTGACTTGTGACATGGCAGCAACAGGATCTTTTGTCTTTTCTGGATCTACCAAAGTAACAAGACCCCACTCAGCAATCAGGTTAGCTATTGTGTTGCGACGACCAATATCTTCTTCAGAAAAGTTTGTTGGCTTTCCATCTAACGCAAACAGCTCTTTGAAGTGGACAATGTAATACAATCCCTGCTTATGCAGGATGTGACAAGACTGATACAGCACCTTTTCCTTTTTAGATGCAACACCAATTCGTGTTAATGTTTCTCTTACCTTGAGAAAGTCTTCGTCTATTTTTAGTTTTACCTCAACGAGATTTTCCAACTTCATTATTGATTCCACCACCGCTTAGTTTTTGTTTTATGTGGTGAAGTTGATCTCGTGTGATTATCGTCAGCGCTTGTAGAGCTTTTTCAGTACTGTAGCCATAAAATTGCTTGACGCATTCCACATCTTCAATGTTCTCACGCTTCACCCATTTAGCGAACCTTTTTGCAGGTCGAATGCTATTTAGGTAGTATGAAAATTGAAGACCGTGCGATAATCCGCCATGCCGATTCATTTCGTTGGCATGCATTATCGTATCAGGGAAATATGAAAGTGCCTTGTTGACAACATATGGGGTATACGATGCCTCTGCCAGCTCGTCGTTTTCTGTCCCCACCATGATGTTTTTCTTCGTGGTGTTGATTGCGTTAACAAAGTCAAACGGATTCACAGCAGCATCCTAACAAGACCGACCATATCAATAGAAACTAGCAGGCAGTAGTTGGCCAGCATCCCAAAGCTTTTACGGTTATGAGCAGCCCAAGCGTACATAGTGCAGCCAGCAATCCACAAAGGATAAAGAACAAGGAGGGGCGGATTTGGGACTGTGGCTGCCATGATGACGGAGCAAGATATGCTAAGAACCCAGGCAACAAGCTCAACAACAAACCGCCAAGGATGAGTGCGATAATCATCAACTATCCAATCGAAAATATCGTTGATTATAGTAAACATTATACAAGCTCTTCAACAACCCCAAGCACCTCTGCAGCAATCAAAAACGCACCTGCAAGGACAAGGTTTTGCGGCCAGACAAGAGCAACACCAGCCGCAATCCTCACTCCGCTCTTAATCATACTAACATAGAAGTGCCGTTTTGTGTCAGGAATGTAAAACTGTTCATGCATAATTAACTCACTTGAAAGTGCATTCAACCATCACTTCGGTTAGGAATGCTGCATTATTAATTTCATGGTCAGCAACAAAAGCTGCTTGGTATTGGTACTTAGCAAGGATTAATACAAGCTGTGCGACAGACGGTGCATCCATCATGTTGCTAGCATGGTCATAGAACTTGCGATAGAATGTTGTAGTATCAATATCCGAATGCTCGGCAACCCACCTACGCACGTTACCAAACTCCTTGCCCTTCAGATAACCAACAAGCTGATCAAACGTTTGATCGTCTAGATTTGTAAGGATTCCACTATCAATCTTTCCTGTAGCGGAGTACCGCTGTAGCTCATTGAGTACGCGCCTCCAATCAGGAAAGAACTGCTCTATCACACCTGCCACAGCTTGCGGAACATACTCGACACGCTCAATCTCAAGTATGTTTTTCACTCGCTTAAAGAACTGGACAGCGAGCTTTTGCTTTTCTTCCTTTGTAACTCTAAACTCAATCACACCACATCGCGATTGCAATGGTTCGATCAACTTGTTCTTAAAGTTGCATGTTAGAATGAAGCCACAGTTCTTACTATACTGCTCCATAAAGTTTCGTAGAGCAGGCTGCGTACTGTTTGGATTAAGGTAGTCCGCCTCATCGAGGATTACATACTTCCTGCCACCACTGAAGCTAACAGTAGATGCAAAGTTAAGTATATCGGTACGGAGTGTATCGATATTACCATGCATACTGCTATTGATAATAAAGTAGTCAGCACCAATCTGCTCGAGCATTGCGCGCGCAACAGTTGTCTTACCAACACCCGCACGCCCCGTCAAGAGGAGGTTGGGTACATTATTATCATCAACAAACTTTTGGAATGTTGCTTTCAGCTCGGCAGGAAGGATTGTTTCATCAATCGTGCGGGGACGGTATTTTTCAACCCAGAGAAAGTCTTCACGCATTCTGATTAAACTGTGTGTAGTTAGTATCGGCCATTACCCAATATTCTACATCAGAACATGATAGATGGGCAATCGAGCGTGACGATATTTCTACATCATAGTCGCCTTGGAGCAACTTCATGTTTTCTGCCTTGAACGCAAACTTAAACGAGTGGTTGCTCAAACCAACATCAACACGGAACGTATCGCTTGTTGGATCAGTCGGCTTGCCAACACCGATCGTTACATTCTCACCATCACCCTCCACAACAATATGCGTGGATTGTAGGGCGCCCAGAGCACTGATTGTAGACTTCAGTACATCAGCAGATAGCTTAAATGTTACTTCAGGATTACTAACAACAGGTGTCTTCTCTGGTGCTGCAACAACAAGCTCGGGATCAGCGTATGTGTACTCGACCTTCTGTTTGTTCTGCGTGATCACAAGCCTGTTATCTTCGAACTCGATCTCAGGCTCATTAAACAGTGACAACACACCAAGAAATCGTGAGAGATCAAACACAGCGAACTCACGTCCAAACTGCTCTTTCAACGTCGCACGAGCCATTACCGTCTTCTGTGCAGCAACGGTTGATTGGACATTGCCAACACGAAACATCATTGAGGGATTAATCGTTGCAAAGTTTTTTAGAATCTGCAACGTTCTAGTCTCAAGCTTCATTCTGATTCCTTTTTCTTCTTCTTCAATTGCGATGCGTCTGCAGTAGCAGTAGCACCAATGGATGCCAAATCAGCAAGGCTGCCACCAAACACATAACTGCCCACGTGCTGCATACTCATCCACGGACATATCCAAACCTTCATCCCAGCCTTAATTGTATTGTAGCAGAACATATAATCTTCTGACAGATACCTCTTGCTGACGGGATCAATGATACAATCAAAGTATGCATGGATCTCACGTGAACCATCGAACGCTTCAGTACGGATGTGGTCTGGTTTGTATGAAAGATCCGGATATGCTTCCTTGTACTTTTCCAACGTAGAGCGACGGATCATCATGAAACCAGTACCAATCTCCATCACCTCAACAGGCTCACCGATCGGAATCTCTTTCTGTCCACTACGTGGATTAAACACATAGTCACCAACAAACTTTTCCAATACGTTGGGATCTTCGTCTGCCGCACCCTTGTCAACAGCAATCTTAATCTTTTCCCAGCTGATGCACTTCTTCGGATAAGGACCACCAATAACATCGTAAGGACTGTCAGCAGTCGACTGCAATGCAAGTAGTGCAATAACGTCTTGAGGATTGAATCCGATATCGCTATCAATAAACATCAGATGAGTAGCATCGCTGCGGATAAACTCATCGACACAGTAGTTACGTGCACGTGTAATCAGCGACTCGTTGAACAGATAGTACAACTGGAGTGGAATGTTGTACTTTGCACAGATAGCAGACAAGTCCGCAATGCTCCGCGTATACATTCCAGCACACTGGCCACCATACATCGGTGTTGCAACAAACAGCTTGAGCTTTTGAAGCTCGGAGACTGGTACTTTAATTTCGAATGCCATGATTAACCTTTCTTTTTGTTTGTAGATCCAGGCGGACGTCCACGACCACGCTTAACAGGTTTAGTTGCCTCTGTAAGCACTTCCTGCGACTTTTGCTGATCACCAGCAAGCAGCAATTCCGTGGCGCTTAGGATTGCCGTGTCTTTTTCTGTATACTTCTTGTCGTGATCTTTACCGGATCCATAGTCGCCATCGTAACTATGCAACGACTCGGCATTAAACGACAGGTACTGTCCTATCCGAGTTCCACGTTGGATACGCATCGGACCACACGACACATGCATTACACCAGCCATCACACCATCATATCCAGTGTCATACAATCCAGATGTCAGGAACACACCGTTGCGATTGAGTGTCGATCGAGTAATTACCCAGCCAGCCTCATTCTCACCAACCGTAATCATGTTCTCCATCACAACCTCATAGTGTCCTTCAGCAAGGTTGTAGTAGCCAGCAGGATCAGGCTTTATCTCAAATGATCCGCGATGTACCTTCTCGTTCTCATCAATCTTGAACGTAGAACCGGACAAGCGGAATACTTTACCGAGTCGAAGATCTACAGCGTTCGGTTGAACGTCTTGTGGTTGAACACTCGTCAGCTTAGACCGACTGTTCTTTCCCATTATATGCTTCATTTCCCTTCCACTCCTTAACAATAAGAATTTGATTCACTACCGCAGTCACGCTTCTTTCAAGCTTACCCAAGTCTCCATCATTGTTGATGATAAAATCAACGAACTCATCCGGAAAGCCCTTCTCAGTAATGTGACCATCGTAATCATAATCTGGACGAACGATCTTAATGATAGCAGCGTTGTATCGTTTAAGCATTTCATACTCATTAACAAATCGCACATCAGTAACAACATGCAGAGATGAAAGAGCATTCTGCTTGAATATCCCTTCTGCATACGCAGTAAACTGCTGCTCGTTATATGACCGCATCAACATACCGATTTCGCGGACAACACGACGACCACTAACAGCCTCCATACCAATCCCAGGCAAATCGTACAACAAGTTCGTCCTCTTAAACTTATCGTATGAGTCAGGCCTCAACTCGTGTGGCAGTTGAAAGATATCTTCAACAACCTTACGAATTGGATCAGCAAACGCTGTCGTAACTACACCCTTGTAGTTGCTTTTAATTAATTGACCAACGGTGTCCTTTCCAGACCCCTTAGGTCCTGTTAGTCCTATTACAATCATTTGACAAGCCCGTCAATAAAGTGAATGTTGTTAAACACAGTAGTCGCATTATGCTCGCCTGAGTACCCAAAGTCAACCTCATGTTCGAACTTACCATTCATCAACCCTGTAGGTGAATTGTCAAACGTGATACCGTTAATGCCAGCCCACACAGCAGCACTCGAGTCCCACGAGAAGATATACTTGTGGTATTCACGAAGGAGGTCAATCTCCAGTGGACCGTCTACCATACCGAGACAGTGGAATACCTTTTCTTTCCTCAGTAGGTTTCTCTTCTCAAGCATTCTGAACACATGAAGCCTTGAGAGGTAACGCTGCAGTTTGTAAGCATCACTTCTCTTACCATCAGCAAATGTTGATTCGTTAACACCACACGCAATCGGTGCAGCTAGAATTGATAACCCAATCAGGTTAATGTTAGGCTGCTTCATCCCCCACTCAATTGCATTCACAAGGTCATGCGCATCACCGAGCTCACTCTGAGGAACAAAGAACGTGTCAAAACCAGCCTTCTTCAACTCTGGTGCCTGAAGACGAGCTGCTGCTACAGTGTGAGATGAATGCTTCTTTGGGTAGTCTGACATTACAATACAGTTTGCCTTGCACAGCTTACCCATCTCAATCAGCTTATCTGGATCATACATTGGACGTCCCTGCTTGAACATCTCAAATGCACTATTGTCCATAATTTTATACTTGCCATCAGAGAGGTTAGCATAGAAGTTTCTGTACTCTTCATCCTCCTCAACAAGATGAGCCAAGATCAAATGCGCACCGTTTGTCCTTGTATACTTGTCAAGGTATGCAGTAGGACTAATATGACAAAAGTTAATACTCATAACAAACCCCTCTTATAATGGACCTGGGCCAACGTCGTATCCAGCAAGTCGCCTTTTAACATCTGGATGGCTGAAAACAGTTCTGCATCCATTTTCACCATCTTCAGACACCTCAATAATGTAATGACGATCCGGCCACGTCTTAATCAGCTTCTGATACAATTCCTTCGACATCATCTCACAGGACTTGTAGTCCAGCTTGAGCGTTCCTTCATTGTACCAACTTTCAACAATCCGCTTGAATTGAATAAACTCAACATCCCTGTTATCATGAAACACTTCCATCTCGATGCGGAAATGGAAGATGTGGCGGTGAGGGGTAGCAAGAAAGCTTACATCGAGCCAATCACCAGTCGCAAGCGAGGGATCGGTTGCTGCAGCTGGATACTTGTGTATCCCCTCTTTCTGAAATGTAATCCAAATGTATGTCTTCTCACTCATATATTACCTCTTAATAAGAACTGCCTGCGTCGATGGTTCAGGCTCGACCGCGAATGTAAACTCTTGATCAAACGATGATGCTACAAAATCAACAGCTGCTCGTGGTCGAAGCTTAAGATTGTCTGTAGCCATGTGGTTTAAGTAATCGTCAATTATTATAACACCGTTTGGTTTCACAAGGCAAGAGGCGAGTACCAAATCAACTAACGTATCGCGCTGAGTATGAGAGCCATCTAGATAAACGAAGTCGATGGTGTTGTAGTATGTGTTTAACAACTGCACCATTCCGCGTTCCGAGGTGGATATGCGTTTGATTATTTTACTACCGTTTGGATGCTGTAATACGTTATGATCAAAATTTGCCTCCACCCTTGTCATATTGAACGGAAGACTCACTCGTTCTATCTCTTCACCACCCTTCCATGTATCAATACAAAACATCTTTGCATCGGGATGTTGCAGGTAGTCAGCAAAGAATAAGGACGATCTACCCTCAAATGAACCCACCTCTACTATTTTGATTGCAGGGTTGGCATCTGATAGTTTATCAAGATGTCTTTTCCATAACAAGTGGTGCTTGGTTGTCCAATCTTTGTGAGCAAATCTATACGAATCCACAATCACACTCTTTCTTGTTGTAATGACTTCAGCTTATAAAAACCTTGACGTATGCGAACATACTCGCTATCAGTTAAATTGACAACCTCTGTTATACCAGAAAAGTTATCCCACTTTCGTTGGTCATCAAAGAATTCTTCTAACCAAATGTTCTTTGGAAACAGTGTCTTAAATAACTCTTCAATTTGTTGACACCATTGCAAACTACCATACACACTAGCAACACATTTAATGTCGAACTCTCCGTATCGAGGATCGTACTTCAAATCAAAACGCTTCAATACGTCGTTATGGCTTGTGTGGCCAAACTTGTAGAAGTATTTGTTAGTTGCTTTATCTGTAAACTTACAGAAGTATACCTTAGGCATTGAGTTGAAGCTTCACATTATTAAAAAACTCAGCCTTCACAGAATCGTTATGGAAAAGACCATGAACAACTGAAGTCTGTGTTAGACTCGAGTGGGCTTCTACACCACGATTCTCCATACATCCATGTGTCGCTTGAATATACACGGCAACATTTTCTGTGTCACAACTCTTCATAATCTCTTTGGCAAT